AATGACGACTATACCGACCCTAATTATAAACCAATATTACATCACTCTCAAAGATATTTAGTTGATTCTACGTGGGCGCAAAACGCGCGAGATCAAGTTATTATGTTTGAAGAATATTTTGATATTCATCCATTTCCCTCCCATAAACATACTGCTAAGCAGGTTTGTTGATAACTTTATTTGCTTTTAGACAAAATAAGTTCTATATTTGCTACAATCCAATAAAGGATAAAAAGGTATTAATACCTATTTATGAAGAACGAACCAGTAATTTCCGACCAGCTTTGTGACGAAGCAAAAGCATACATGACAAACCTGATAGCCGTAATGAAGGAGCAAGACCTTCTGACCTCTATGGATTCGGCAGCAGTAGAGTTGATCGCAAACTGTTACGATAACTACATCAGGGCAACAAAGATAATCAGGGAGGAAGGGTTAACAATGAAGTCCGAAAGAGGGATAACTCACACACACCCAGCAGTTAAAATTCAACTTGACGCACAAATTCAACTTGACAAACTGATGGATAAGTTCGGATTAAATCCCAAAGCAAGGAAAGAGATTTCCAAGCCAAAGGAACGCAAAGGAGAATTAAGTCCTATTGACCAGTTTATTCTGGACAACAGGGAAGTAAGATAGTTGGACAGGCTTGAGCAGTATCTAAAAGGGATTGAGACGGGGGAGATTCCTTCATGTCTTCATGTTAAGAACGCAGTGCAGAGATTCAGAAATGACTTCTTCCGCACTGATCTTGTCTTCGATAAATCCAAAGTAGAGAAAGTTTTAAACTTTATTTCACAGCTTAAACACTTCACAGGCAAACACTCAGGGAAGCGGTTTATCCTTGAGCCGTGGCAGATATTCATAATCGCTAACCTCTACGGTTTTTATTGGCCGGACGGTCAAAGAAGATTCCAAACAGCATATATAGAAGTGGCACGTAAGAACGGGAAAACCGCGTTAAGTGCCGCTTTAGCTTTATATCATCTCATAGCAGACGGGGAAGATGCAGCCCAGGTTCTTATGGCGGCTAACTCTAAAGACCAGGCTCACATTTGTTATGACATGACTTCTGCATTTTGCAAGGGGTTTGATCCGAAAGGAAGCTATCTCAGGATGCTCAGGAGTACAATCCTGTTTAATGGGACAAACTCAATGCTCAAAGTGTTGGCCTCAGATTCCGACAAGTTGGACGGGTACAATTGTAGCTTTGGCATTGTAGACGAATACCACTCGGCTCCAGATAGCAAGGTCAGAGACGTCCTAAAGTCGTCTATGGGTATGAGGGCAAATCCCTTGCTTTTTACCATCACAACTGCTGGCTTCGACAAGACATTGCCATGCTATGCTTTAAGGACTGTATGTACTGAGGTTCTGGCGGGTATTAAAGAAGATGATTCTATGTTCGGGGTTATCTATTCTCTGGACGAGGAGGACGATTGGACGAAGCCGGAGAACTGGAGCAAGTCTAATCCTAATCTCGGCATAACAGTAAAGGCCGATTTTATTCGCAAAGAGGTTGTTTCAGCAAAGAATAATCCTTCTGACGAGGTAGGAATCAAAACCAAGAACCTCAATATCTGGTGCGACTCGTTCCAGACCTGGATACCCGACGACTATATAATTAAGGCTACGCAGAAACTTTGCTTTGACGACCTTAAAAACCTTGACGTCTACGTTGGTGTTGACCTGGCTTCGGTTCAGGATATGACAGCCGTTTCATTTCTATTCTCAAAGGATGGCAAGATTTGCTTCATAAACAAATACTATATCCCTGCTGATTCTCTTAACACGAGAGCCGATAAAGAGCAGTATAAAGACTGGGTAAGGCAGGGTTATCTGACAACAACTCCAGGTAATGTCACAGATTACAACTACATAACAAAAGACATTTTAGACGTAGGGCAGACTTGTAACATTCAATTAGTCGCTTACGATAAATGGAACGCTACACAATGGGCTTCTGACGCTACTGAGCAGGGGCTTCCGCTTGAACCATATTCACAGACAATAGGCAACTTCAATGCTCCTACTAAAGAAATGGAGCGGTTGATAATGTCCGGGGAAATGGCTATTGACGACAATCCTATTACGAGATACTGCTTTAGAAATGTAGAGATGCGGATGGATTGGAACGGCAACTGTAAACCTAATAAGGGTGTTGAGGGTAAGAAGATCGACGGGGTTATAAGTGCGATTCAGGCATTAGCAGTTTACATAATTAGGAACGCCGATGTCTATTCGGGAAATATTTATTAAGAATGAAGATATTCGGGTACGAGTTTAGAAGGTTGCCTAATAAAGAAGAAAGAGAGATTAAGATAACTCCGACTACTTCAGTAGGACTTCCCTACGGTGGTTTAGCTGCTTCACTTTCATCAGAACAGGCTATGAAGCTGAGTGCCGTTTACAGGTGTGTAGATGTGCGAAGTGATTCGATAGCGACAATGCCGTGGGACGTTATGATCTTCAACCGGCAAAAAGAGTGGGTTAAAGATCCTTTTCATTTTAGCTGGAATATGCTTAACACAGAGCCCAACCCTTCGATGTCGAAGTATGATTTTATGAAAACCCTCACTGCACAAGTTGACCTTAACGGTAATGCTTATGTGCAGATAGTAAGGGATAGATTCGGCAACCCTACTCAGTTGATTCTTCAGAGCGGCATAGTTACAATGTATGTACGCGATGACTACACTATTTACTATGAAGTCATTGAATCTTATTCTAACAAAGGACTTTATGTTGACGGCGAAGATATGATCCATGTCAAGAATTTCTCTTATGATGGATTTTTAGGGGTATCGACAATTACTCATGCGACAAATATAACGAGCCTTGCAGAGTCAGCAGACGGACAGGCTAAAGGGTACTATGCCAACGGAGCCAATATGAACGGGATAATAGGAGTACCGGGTAAGATTTCCCCTGACAACGCAAAGAATCTAAAGACAAGTTTCCGCGAAGCTGTTTCCTATAACAGCTCTACGGGCGTAGGGGGCGGGGTTATAGTCCTCGAAGGGGGTGCTACTTATACACCTATCCAAATAAACCCGCGCGACGCACAGATGCTTGAAACAAGGCAGTTTAACGTAGTGGATATTTGTCGGTTCTTTGGAGTTTCTCCTATCAAGGCTTTCGATATGTCATCTTCGACTTATGCTAACGTGGAAAGTTATCAGTTAGGTTATATCACTGATACAATAACTCCGTTGGCAAAGAAGATAGAGAATGAGTTTAATAGAAAACTATACAGACCGAGCCAAAGGGGAAACACAAGAGTCTCTTTAGACATCGAAGAGCTGATGAGTGCAGACCTCGACACGCTTTCAAACTACTACATGAACATGATACAGTGCGGGGCTTATTCTCCTAACGAGATAAGAAGGAAGAGAAAGATGCCGTTGATACCGGACGGCGATAAGAGTTATATACAAGTAAACATGGCTCCCGTAGGACAAAAGCCGGAGCCGATTCAAAATAAGAACAATGGACAAGGAAATTAGAAGTTTTGATCCCACAGATTGCGAAGTAAGGGCAACGCGCAGGGGAAGGGTAATTGAAGGGTTAGGAATAGTCTTTAACAAACTATCAAAAGACCTGGGGGGGTTTAAAGAACGGATAGATCCCGAAGCTATCGAAGGTGTTCTGGAGCAGTCCGACGTTCTGGCTCTTCTTAACCACGACGAGGCAAGGGGCGTTCTGGCAAGGTCAACAAATGGCGAAGGCACTCTGGAGCTGACTCCCGACAAAAACGGGGTAAGGTACAGATTTGAAGCCCCGGATACGATGCTCGGCGACGAGGTTTTAAGCGGAGTCAGAAGAGGCGATATAAGGACTTCTTCATTTGCTTTTACGGTCGCTGAAGATGACTGGCAGAAACAAGCTGACGAATCATATATAAGAACAATAAAGAAATTCAAACAGATATACGATGTCTCTCCGGTTTACAGAGAGGCATACGCAGATACTACCGTAGCCGTAAGGTCGCTGGTAGATGTAAGAACAAGTGAAGCAGAGAAAATAGCAGCCGAGGCAGTTAAAAGAGCAGCAGACCTTGAGAAAGAACTTTTGGCGAAAGCCCCTTCCGACTCAACCGATGTTAAGACCGCCGACCCTGTTGAAGACTTAACTGAATATTTCAAAGAATTACGAAACAAAATTAAAAAGTAAATGTATACACTATTAGAACTTAAAGACAAAAGGGGCTTGCTTCAGGATGAAAATATAGCCCTTACAGTAAAGATCGAGAAAGAAAAACGCAAACTTACTGAAGACGAACAGAAAGAGTTTGATGGAAGACTTGAGAAGATCGCTGAACTTGAGTCAGCTATCGAACTTGAAGAAGAAAAACGTAAAGTTGATTCTGAAAAGATCGGCAAACGCAAAATGACAGCCAAAGAGCCTGAGTTCAGGCTTATGAAGTCTATCCTTGATGTCGCTGAAAAAAGGGACATTGACGAGGTGGCTAAAGCAGTATCTACACGGGGAAGGGATGAGTTCAGAAAATCAAACATCGCTGCCGGAGGACATATTATACTTCCGTCTTCGATCCCGATGACCGCAGAAGAACGTAGTGCTGTTGTTTCAGGACAGGCACACGGCACAACCGCTGGAGGTTATGCAGTCGGTTATGATAATAAGACCGTTCTCCCTCCGCTGACTAATTACCTTGTTTTAGCAAAAGCTGGGGCAACCTTCCTTACCGGACTCGTCGGAGATGTCACTATCCCGACTTACACCGGAACCACTGTAATGTGGAAAGGTGAAGTCACCTCGGCAACTGACGGAGCTGGGACATGGGGACAGGTAACGCTCTCACCGAAGAGGCTGACCGCGTTCATCGATGTATCCAAAATGTTTCTCTTACAGGATGCAGTAGGAGCAGAGGCTATGCTTAAAGAAAACATCGCTAAAGCAATAGCTGTGAAACTCGAAAGCTCTATCCTCGGTACTGCACTGTTAAGTACAACCGTTCCGGCTGGTATTTTCAACACACTTGCTGTCCATGGCCCGACGACTTTCACCCATGCTATCGCAGTAGGTCTGGAAACCTCTGTTAATACTAACAATGCTCTCTTCGGCAACCTGGCATTTATCACCAACGCTGCCGGTAAGGGAATCGCAAAGAGTACCCTGAGGACAGCTACTTACGGTGACAGAATGATTATGGAGGACAACGATGAAATACTTGGCTATCCTGTATATGTCACCAACAGTTGCGCAAGTGGAACTGGTGCTGGTAATGACTGGTCAACCGCCGCTTGTACCACAACCGGAGGCGAAGGGTTTGTATTCGGTAACTGGAGCGATCTTCTGATAGGTCAGTGGGGAGGTTATGACCTTCTTGTTGATCCTTACACACAGGCAGCTCTCGGAACTGTACGCTTGGTAGTGAACTGCTATTTTGATGCAGACCTGGCACGTAGCACTTCATTCGCAGCTAAAGCGATAAGATAATGGCTTATATTACGCTTGAGGAGGCAAAGGATCATTGCAGAGTCGACTTTGATGACGACGATGTATATATCCTTTCGTTGATGGATGTGGCAGAAACGGCTGTCTTGAACGATGTTAAAGGTAATTTCCCCGGCACGGGTACTGTCACAACTAACGGCACTACTACGCTAACGGGTGAGGGATCTATTTTCATCGACGAGATAAAGGCAGGAGATGTGTTAAGAGTCGAGGGCGAGACGGATAGAACTGTTTCATCTGTGACTGATTTAAATACTCTTGTTGTCAGTGTCGCTTTTACTACTTCTGATACGGACTTAAAATATTATATCGAGCCGTCTCCTTTAGTTAGTAGCGTATTACCAAAACCGCTTAAACAGGCAATACTTCTGATGATAGGGCATCTTTATAATTCCCGTGAACCGGTGCAAATCGGTGTGGGGATTACGAAGGTTCCCTATTCATTAGAGTATCTCATAGCACCGTATAAAAACTGGGTAGTCAAATGATGGCGGGACGGTTAGATAGAAAAGTTTCGTTTTACAGCAAGGTAAAGACAACCTCAACGACCTTCGGGGGAACCGTGGATACATGGCCTACAAAGGACTTTGACACTTGGGGCGAGATAACCTATGCCGGAGGCGACGCAACGCTTTCTAACGAAGAGAAATTCTTTTCAGGCACGATCTTTTTAAGGATTAGGTATCGGAGTACAATAGTTGAAACGATGAGGGTTAAAATAGATTCGGATTATTACAGTATCTCTTATATCGAAAGACTTGGAAGGAAAGAGGGGTTGAGGCTAACGCTAAACAAGATCAATGAATAATCTGGCACTTAAAATAGAAAGCCCAGATCAGGCACGGCTTCTTCAGGCTTTTCAGGAGATGGCAGAGAAAGACAAAAGGTCTATTCTGATTTCCGCATTTAGGAAGTCTACAAAACCGGCCCTGGAAGCGGTAAAAGCAAATGTTCATGTCAAATCGGGCAATCTAAAAAGGTCAATAGGGCTTTTAGTGTTAAGGAATGAAGTAGGGGTTATCTTGGGTGCAAGGATGCGCGGAGGCTTTAAGGGCTATCACGGACATTTAGTTGAGAGTGGAACTAACGCAAGGCATTACATGACCAAAAACGGAGTGAGGCATAACACTGGAAGGATGAACGAAAACAAATCGTATGGAGGGTATTTCCGGCGCGGGATTGAGGCGACGAATAAAATTTCGCTGAATATACTAACGCAGGAATGGCAGAAGTCGATTGAGAGGTTTCACAGAAAACACGGATTATGATAGGCAAATCAATAAATACGCTTCTTACCGGACACGTTGCTCTCGTCGCTATCGTAGGGACAAAGATATTTCCCTATGTGATGAACGAGGACACAGACCTTCCGGCTGTCGTTTACACCGTGGATTCCTTAACGCCTGGTTACACTAAGGGCGGGTGGGCTTATGATGACATTCAATTCAGTGTTCATTCTTTTGAGAAGAGCTATTCAGCCCTTGAAACCCTTGCCGATGCGGTACGCGATGCCGTAGAGCTAAAGAAGACTGGTTATACTGGTCAGGAATTTGGGCATATCTATCTTGTTGGGCAAGAAGAAGGTTTTGACAACGAAGCAAACGTATTTTACAATAAACAAAGTTTTAACTTGAAATTAAATAATTATTAAATGGCAATAACAGATGTAGTCAATGGTAGTGACGTACTGGTTTTCGCGAGTCCCTCTACGGGGAAAACGACATGGAATCCGGTAGCACACTCCACAAGCCATACGCTCTCTATAAAAATGGCAACACGGGACACCTCCAATAAAGGTACTGCTTCGTATGTCACTAAAGCAGCAGGGCGTTTGGAAGTAACAGCAACTATTGAAGGTATGTATATCGATACCGACACATATAACTATGCAGATTTTATGGCTGCGATTATAGCAAGGACTCCTTACCTGCTTATTTTCGGTAAGGAAACGACTGACGGATCAGGTACACCGGATACGACAACTACGGGAGGGGCGCACTTCTATTCCTCAGGGCAGTTTCTCTGCACGGGTGTAGACGCTACTTTCCCGGATGAAGGTAATTCTACTTATACGGCAACATTTGAGCATTATACCGGATTCGCAATTAACAATTTAATCACTTCATAAGGGATAAAGCTATCTCTTTAGGGATAGCTCCCTTTTAAAACTTGTCTATGAAACTATTAGAAGCCAAAAAAGTCAAGATAGGAGAATCGGAATATCCGGTCAAGATGTCAATAAGGGCAATGATCGACTATGAGAATCTTACAGGTCATTCAGTAACGAAAGTGGATACCATTGAGGACATCACCAAGTTGTTCTATTGCACTATAAAGGCCGGTGGTTCTGCGTTGAGTTACGATCAGTTTCTTGATCTTATCGACGACAATCCCGGATCTATCACCGAATTTTCAAACGCTATGGGTGAGCCGGTAGAAAAAAAAGTGACCGACCAGTAGATTTAGGCGAGCTATATGGTCAGGTGGTCAGTCTTGGCATATCGCCTGAGTATTTTCTTGACAGGATGGGGTTTGACGAGGTTGTTGCGCTTCTAAAGGCAGACGGGGAAAGAAAGAGGGATGAATGGGAGAGAACCAGACAGCAGTGTTTTTACTCGGTAGCTCCTTATTCTGACAAGATTAAACAGCCGAAGGATTTATTTCAATTGCCCTGGGATGTTAAAAAAGAGAAAAAACAATCACAGAAGTTAAGTAAAAACCAATTGAAAAACAGGCTTAAACAAGCGGAGAAGATAATAAGAAATGGCTGACAAAAACTATTCAATAGGTTACAAGTTTACCGGCGACGCTTCTGGGTTCACAAGGTCTGTCGATGAGATGAATCGTTCTTTTACCGGTGTGGTGAAGGGCGTTAAGTCGATGGTAGGCGGGTTTGTCGCTGTCGGCACGGCTATTGAAGTTGCAAAGAAGGCCATGAACAGTACCGAGGCCAGTTCTGATGCCCTTGATAAGATGATGGGGACGCTTCAGGGTACTATGCAAGGGTTATTCCGCACAATAGTCACAGGGGACTGGGATCAGCTTATAAAGAACATAGTAAATACTGCCAAAGCTACACGGGACTTAAAGGTAGCAATGGATGAGCTTGAAGATATTGTTTCCACAAATAAGATTCGCAAAGCTCTATTTGAAGGGCAGCTTGAAGAGGCTCGTTTGGGGGCAGCCGGTACGACTGATCCAGGCAAAAAGGCTTCGTTTATACAGGCCGCTATTGATGCACAGAAAAACCTTACTGCGCTTGAGAAGAATGAGGTAAATCAAAGGATTGCCATAGAAGAGGAGTATTTCAAGACTATGATGGGGTGGCCAGATGATATGGCCAGGTTCAACATAGAGAAGATTAAGGAAATAGCTAAAAACTATGAGTATTTCTTTGGGGAAAACAGTGCGGTAGTCGAGGGGATTAATATAAGTCTTAGCCGACTTGAACAAAGCGGCACAAAGGATCAGGAATACTGGAGGTTAAAAACCCTTAAAAGTTCTCTGGAAATATTCAAACAGTTAAGGGACGTAAGCGATCCGGGGAGATTCAGACAATATATAGAACTAATTGCCGAGGGGTATTCTGTCACGGCCAAAGGATCACAGGATTTAGTAAGGCTGACGAAACAATTTACAACAGCATCAGAAGCAACCGAAAAATTAGGTAAAGACATTAAAAAAGCCTTTGAACTCACTGAGAAGGTACAGACATCAATATTGCCACAGAATGCCACAGTAGGGACTCTTCAACCATTTGGAGGCACTTCTGCTGAATTAGCTAAGGTACAAAATTCTGCGGAAGAACTTGCCAATACGTTTGAGAATATGTTTGAATCTATGATACAGGGCAGTAAGTCATTTGGCGAGATATTAACAGAAGAAATCCAACGTATAGCAGCATCAATATTAAGCAAGGCTGCTGTATGGGCCATGTTAAAATTAGGAGGCGACAGTTCGATAGATGGGACAACCTTTGTGCGGTATATATTAGGGGCTAAAGATAGCGGTGTAAGTGGTTATGCTTCGGGTACTAATTTTGCTCCCGGGGGGCTTTCTTTAGTTGGTGAACGTGGTCCAGAACTGGTAAACCTTCCGAGAGGATCACAGGTTATCCCGAATGGTCGTCAGTCTATGCGATTAGAATTAGTAAGTAAGGTTAAGGGTTCAGATTTAGCTTTAGTACTTAGTAGGTATCAATCACAATACGAAAGTAGTACATAATGGCCTTCGGCACTAAATATAGGGCAGAATTTACAGATGATTTGGACCTGGACTGGAAGATAGATTTTCAAGTTGATCCAGATCCCGGTTCCATCACTACGCTTCAGGTGTCAGGTAATGCCATGGGTATTACATGGTTTGGCGAAGACGACATAATGAATCAAAACATTATGGGATCAAAGATAGAGTTGAATTTTGAGTCTGATGCCGACTTCCTATCTGATATTTTTGGCATAGGCAATCTTACCTGTAAAGTAATTGTTTATCAGGGATCAACAGTTTTCTGGAATGGGTATGTACTTTCAGATGGATATTCAGAGCCTTATGACGCACCTTCGTTCACCGTTGCAATAAGAGCCACTGACGGGTTAGGGCTACTTAAAGACTTTGACTTCGACGATATTGGATATACCTCACGACAGACAGCAGCTAAAATAATTTATGATATATTAGGGAAGGTCAAAATAACCACCTTTACGGAGTACGTCAATGTTTATGAGGAATCAATGGTCACGACTGTTGACGATTCCCCGCTTGACCAGTTTACCATTGATCCCGAAGTATTTAAGAGCGCAACCTGTTATGATGCTTTAGTCGAGATTCTGAAGATATTTAACTCCGGGATAAGACAGAACCAGGGTATTTTTGAGATTGTCCGTTTTGATGAAATGATGGATACTACGATGTATGGTAGAATTTTTACTTCTGCGACTGCCAAAACATCTACAACTAAAGCACTGACACAGAACATAGCCAGAACGGGAGTTACCTCTACGCTTTACGATACCCGGGGCGGGTCGTTAATGATAATATCCCCTTCGCGTGAAATAAGGATTTACCAGAATTATGGAGATAGAGAGAGTTGGATAAAGAATTATACTTTTGCCGGTAATACATTTTCTTATTCTACTTATTGGGAAGTCGAGAACTGGACAAGAGAAGGAATGACAATTCTTGGGATTATTTATACTAATTGGTATATCCCCACAGAGACCGACGGAGTTACAATAGTTGTACGCAATAATTACCCGGATTTATCTAAATATATACAACAGGAATTTGCTTATCATGCAGTAATAAGTGATGATACATTTTCTTTCCAGTTTGATTATCAATGGTTGAGTTCTAAGGGTTCTACTGCTGCCGGACAAGTATTATATTTCAGCATAGAGTCATCTGATGGGACCAAATATATGGTAGAGAATGACGACTATTGGTGTTCTTGGCAGGCAGGAGCCAATAAGATGAGTATTACCGAAGATGTGTTGGATGGTTTTTCGGGATGGAAGACATGGTCAAGGAGAATAGACGGGATTGAAGTAGCGGGACCGTATATTGTGAAGTTTTATGCTCTTGATGACACTGACCTTATTTATATAGCTCTAAAAAATGTTATATTCACACAGGCCACTAATAAAACAAGAGATGTTTCGGGATTTGCTGAATGGGCACAATTTTATAGAAGACATAAATCGAACGGATTTAAAATAAATTTCAATAACACTTATAGCTACGAACACCCTACTGAATACACAGAGTTTAAGAAAATAACAGAACGTCTTTACTCTAAAACAAACTCGTTAAGCGGTCCGATAATAGGATATAATCATGTATTAGGGGATGTAACTGACGCAGGTATTGATAATATTATAGAACAGTATAAAGGAGCTTTAGCAACTACCGACTTTGCTACGGCAACGGCTGATTTTGATACAGACCATTCAGCAGATTATTCCGGTGGAGGTGTGGTAGTGACTCACTTTAATAATATAGTGATAATGACATCTGCTGTGGCTGGGACTAATTTTACAGGTCCAACATCAATAACCAACACGACAGGCAACCTATCCGGTACAGTAACAACAGTAACGCCAAACGCAGCAGCTAAAGGACAGATAGATGAAGTTGACAATTTATCGGGTACGGCTTTTAGTTCCATAGATATTACAATAGGGGCAGTTACTAAAAGATGTACTTGGAATACTGATGCAGCAACAACGGCTGCGGGATTCTTAACTGCCGGGAATATAGCAGCGTTTGCCGCAATTAATATAACACTTGCGGGTAATGATTCAGTACCATCAGACGGGTTTGTCTTTACAGGATTAGCCGGAGTAGCGAATGCTTTTACTACTACTGTTGTTGAGTTCTCTCCGACATTCACATGGTCGCTGGATACAACACAGGCAGCAGCAGATGGAGTGGCAAGGGTGGATCATATAACACTTACCGGATCGTCGGGTACGGCTAACATACTTTGTGACGGGGTTACTGAAGAAGTAAAAGGTTATCCTGTACCAACAAGCGACTGGAATACACGAGGCGGATCAGAGTCGCGCGACCTGCTTCAGTTGATATGTGACGCATGGGCAGCTCAATATGCAAGGCAGAAGATGTGCATAGACCTACCCGTAAGAGAGACAGGACAGACAACATTCCTTAACCTTAACGGCAACCTTCAGGACGATTACAATATAATAAGCGGGTATAATAGGAAATTTGCAATAGCGAGAGCTGAATTTGCTGTTAAGTCAAGGGACTGGAATTTAACGCTTTCGGAATTAGTATTTACACCGGCGGAATTACTGACTATTTCTACAATTACGGTAGAAGAGGCAGCAGCCACAAATATAGTGATAACTTATTCGGATAATTTAGACACTACTCACGTCCCTGCCCTGTCGTGTTATTCTGTTTCGCTTGGTACTCTTACCGGGATAGCTGTTGCGGGTGCAGTGGTTACTCTCACTGTTGCTTCAAGATATTATTCCAGTGACACTATCACGGTTACTTATGTTAAACCCGCAAATAACGCCCTTCGCTCTTCTGATGGTGGGCGCGTAGCTTCGTTTACAGACCAAGCAGTGACAAATAATACAACAACCGCAGAGGGCACGGCTCCGGTATTTGTATCAGTTACGGTTGAGAACGCCGCACCTACGAAAGTAATTCTGACTTACGACCAGGATTTAGACGGGGCTTCTGTTCCGGCAACAACTGACTTCACAGTTACAGATCACACTATTTCGGGGGTGGCTATCTCAGGTGCTACCGTTGAACTCACTTTAAGTACTGCGGTTATCTACTTCGATATTCTTTACGTCACTTATACTAAAGGCGCAAATCCTATTCAGGGCGACGTAGGGGAATTGGATGCTGCTGATTTAGCTTCTACGCTGATAACTAATAATGTCGCCGTCACAGGTAATGAGGTCGGTTGGTGGTTAGCTTCTGATACCGCTACAATAACCAAAGACGGGAGTAATTTTGTTAGTGCTTGGAATTGTAAATTAGGAACGGGACGGAATCTATTACAGGCTGTTGGGGGAGCGCAACCTTTATGGCAGACACCCGATGCCGTAGTTGGAGACGGTGTTGATAATTTTATGAAGACATCTGTCTTTACGTGGAATCAACCTGAATATATTTTATTGGTTACGAAACCGATTACTAATACAGTAGGCGATGCTTATTTTGACGGTACTTCATATAATACTGGAAAATTCAGTATTAATGTTTTAGGTACATGGTTAAATCTTACTGCGAGTACTGGCTATAACATTAACGCAGGAATATCAACAGGACAGACATATATATTCAGAATATTAATTGACGGGGCTTCAAGTAAGGTCATTATAAATAACACCAATACTTATACAGGGACAGTTGCGGTGGTAGGTATGGGAGGGTTATGTTTATATGCCAATGCGTCCCCAGGTGGTTATCATAATTGTGAAATAAAAGAAGTTATCGGATTCACGGCAGAACCGTCATTAGATTATGTGACATCACTTTATAACGCAGTAAAAAGGAGACACGGACTATGATCTTAATTTTTGACAACAAAGGCAAGGCAATAGCTTATTCAGCATTGATTCACGCATGGCTTATTAAAAACCGTGAAGGATATAACGCTTCAAAGTGGTGCGACATTGATTTAAGCAAGTCAGATACAGCAAATGAATGGTATGTAAAAGTACCTCCTGACTATGAATCATTGAATGCAGGGATGGCAAAAGCAGAAGATAAGCTGACAGTATCAAAAGAAGCAATAAAGACTTTAGATAAGTTACCTAAAGATTGGATAAAAACAAAATAATAGGAAAATGAGCAATAATATAGTAAGAGTATATGAAAGCAACAGCGCAACAATAGAAGTAGCTGTTTATAATCCGGACGGGACAGACGCAGTACTCAGCGGATATACTGCGACACTAACAGTCAAGTCAAGTAAGTCGAGCGCAACAACGCTATTCACATCAACAGGGACAGTAAGCGGTAATGACATATCCTTTAGTGTGACAGCAGCTAATAACAACAGACAATATGGAGTCTACTACTATGAAGTAACAATAGTCAGTGGAACTACACAGTTAACAGTCGTGCAAGATAGATATGTGATAAAGGAATCGTTAGTATATACAACATAAATTTGTTAATCTAAAAAATAATTAATACCTTGCATTCCATAAATAACAACGATATGGAAAAGACTTGCACCAAATGCGGAAAGACCAAGCCGATTGAGATGTTTGAGAAACGCAAAGATCATTCATCTGGATATGGTAGATCTTGTAAAGAATGCAGACAAAGGCCAAACTACCAAAAGGAATATAGAATTAAGAATGGGATAACAAAGCCTAAATTAAAGAAGATATGTCCTAATTGCCATAAAGAATTTGAAACGGGCAATGCTAAACAAATAAGATGCAATTCACAATGTATGCCAGAGAAGAGAGCGTTGTTGTCGCCGGAAGAGAAGAAGATAAGAAGGAGATTATCAGTAAAGAAGTGCAATGAAGCGAATAAAGATAAGTATAGGGCAACTGCAAGAATTAAGTATGAGAACAGAACAGAAGAGCAGAAGTTAATAGATAGAATTAATAAGCAAGCGTATAAGAATGATCGCATGCAAAGAGATATTGATTATAAATTAAAGAAAAGATTATCTGATAAGGTTAGGACAACAATCAATGGGAATAAACAATATAATCATTCTATTGAATTGCTTGGTTGCACTATTACAG